CAAATATTATTACTTGTCCATCATAAGGTCTAACTGTTCCAACACCAGCAATTGAAAATACCGAACTTCCCGCATCTGCTGCTGCTGTGATGATACCAGATATTTTTTCAGCACTTACACCTTCGGCAATCAATCCGTAATTACCAAATGATGAGTTGGAGTTTGTTAAGTCGCATCCTCCACCAGAACCACAATAGATTGCTGTATCAGAACAAATAGTGAATAGAGAAACTAACTGACCATATCCTTCATTTGTGATAGAAACACCAATTCCGTTTTTATTATATTGCGTATAAGAGTCTGTAACCATACTCTTAGTATCACCAAGAACGTGATTTCCATCAATCTTCATTCCAATACTGTTCTCAATAAAATTGGTACAGTTTCTAATATATGGAGATTGTGTTGAGTTTCTAATAGTGTCTGGGTCAAAAGCAACCACTGCTTTTCCAGAATCTAATGTTCCAGTGAAAGACAACTCAGTAATGTAATTTCCAGGTGCTACATGGAATAAATCTTGATTTGAATTTTGTGGTTGAACTGTTACCTCTCTCAAACTATCCCCAATAATACTAACTTGAGGCGGTAGTTTGAGAGGATTGTTCTCTATGTATGTACCAGCAGAAACTCTAATAACTGTTCCTGTTGTTGAGATCGCAACTGCTCCTGAGATTGTTGCTTTTGCGTCTCCAAGTCTTTCTCCTGTGTTTGTGTCGCTTCCGTCTTCTGTGACATATAAAATATTTGTTACTGTTGCACCAGCCCCAACACTTATGATGTCTGTTGCTATACCACTTCTTACTCTTTTTGTAAAAAGTTGACCATCATATGTATTAAGAGCAAGTTCTCCTAAATTTAAATCTGAAGTAGTTGGTTTTTTTCCAGCTACAGCAGACCGTTTTATTTTAATGATTGGATCTGCCATTTGAGTTCATCATCGGTATATACCATAGATCTCAATATATATTGAGACTTATTATTTATTTATTGAAAATCTGTTGTCTCTGTTTTTGTTGTTCTTTTTGGTTTTGATGTAAGTTTGCCAATTTCTTCATTCTGCTCATTAATCTTTGTAGTCAATACTTCAACCAATTCACTAAGTTGCTTAACTTTTGCATCACTTGCAATTGTCTGCGAAAGTAAGTCAAATGACTTTTGTTGATATGATGCAATCAGATATTTTAAATCTTGTTCAGTCATAAAAAAGAGGGGTTCTTATACCCCTCTATTTAGATTATGTGCTCGATTATCAGAATGTACCACCATCAACAGTAATGTTCTCAAGAGTTCTTTCAGAACCAGAGCAGTTGATGACTTGTGATTGACCCGCACAGTCATTAACCCACAAAGAACCAATTTCAAGTGCGGCATATGCAGATGCAGTCAGAACACCGCTGGTTTCTGAAACATCAGATGCAACAGCAATTCTTGCTGCACTATCATCCCAATAAACACCTGCTTTTTTAGCAGATGAAGTATAATAATTAAACAGCATACCAATATCTTTATTCAAGTCAGAAGATGGTGCAGAACCATCAACCATACCCAATTCCAGAAGTTGGTCTTCAATGGTTGTTTGGGTTGTATTAACCTGTGTAGTAGAACCATTAACAATCAGGTTACCCTGAACTGTAAGGTTCTGAGACATCTCAACAGCACCAGTGCTATCAGTAATTGTGATAGCGGCAGTACCATCATTTGCTTTAACATTGGTAACATTAACTGTTGTGGTTGTTAATGTACCAGTTACATCAGTTGAAAGGTCAACCTGACCTAAAGTTATTTCCTGACCGGAAAGGGTCAGATAATCATATGAACCAGCAAGGGTTACATCAGTTGAGTTATCTATACCAGAAGCATCAACACCCAAAGTTGCTCTTGCGGCTGCTGCATCAGCATCATCAATCAGAGTTCTACCAAAAGAACTTAAATCAGTAACATCAGCAGTTCCAGAACCGGTGAAGTATGGAAGTTTATTAGCAGCAGATGTTACAGAAGCAAGAGCAGCAAGTTCTGCATCGTATGCCTGAACATCAGTACCAATAGTAAGTCCAAGAGAAGCACGGGCAGTAGCACCAGACTCTGCAACAAAGTTACTTCCATCACCAACAATGAAAACGCTATCGGTTGGTGTTAAACCGGCAATATCTGCAAGTTGTGCGTCATATGCCTGAACATCAGTACCAATAACCAGTCCCAGATTTGTTCTTCCGCCAGCAGCAGTTGTAGCACCAATACCACCATTAGCAAGTGGAAGAGTACCACTAACATCAGCAGTAAGGTCAATCAAACCAAGAGTGATTGCCTGACCAGAAATGCTCAAATAGTCAGCAGCAGTAGTAACCAGTGTTACATCAGTTGAGTTATCTGTTCCAGCAGCATCAACACCAAGAGATGCTCTAGCAGTAGCACCAGATTCTACAACAAAGTTGCTACCATCACCAATGATGATTCCACCATCAGTTGGAGTTAAACCAGCAATATCAACGAGTTGTGCATCAAGACCATATGAAATCTGGTTGTTGGAAACTGTTGCTTCAATTCCAGTTCCACCAGTGAATGTTAAAGTCTCGCCAGTGTTAAAGGTGTCGTTAGAACCAACATCTGCAGCAAGTGTGAAAGATGATGCAGCAGGAGCAGCAAAAGTAAGATTGCCCGAACCATCAGTTGTTAAAATATCACCATTACTTCCATCAGAACCAGGCATTGTAAAGGTTACAATACCAGCAAGACTATCAGGGGATTTTAACGATACAAAATCCGAACCGTTAGAAGTTCCTTCAACTAGGTTTACTCTGCTACCTACTGAAGAAGTTTCTCTCGTCCAATAACGGTGAGAACCAAAGAACTTATTACCTTCTGTGGTACTGTTGATACCGACATAAAGTTCATAAGTGTCGGTAGTAAGTGCGGGTTCACCTGCCTGAAGACCAGGAAGATTAGCAAAGGCACCCCTCTTAAACTGAATTACTGGAGAAGCCATTCCTATCTATTTTAGATTTATTATTATTTATTAATTAAAATGTTCCTCCATCAAGAACAGCAAATGCAATATTGTTTACATCAATTTCTTCTTCTACTTGTGTTACGAAATCATCTGGCACATCTGAATCTGTTGAGGTCTCACTTAAAATAGAGTCTACTGAAACAACATCGAATTTATCAAAATTTGCATTATATCGCAATACATATTTGTTTTTTGAATTATTTAAATCTTGAAGGTCTGTGTCTTTAAGATCTCTTACTCTTGTTGGCATTAGAAAGTGCCTCCATCAAAATTATCAATTTGAATTGCTCCAAGATCTAGTTCGTCTTCTAATTGTGTGATAAAATCATCAGGCAAATTGAAATCCTCAACTGATGTAGAAAGAATAGAATCAGCACTCACTAAAACGAACTTATCTGTTCCACTATCATAAGAAACAAGAAGACCATTTTTTGATGAATCTAAAGTTCCAAATGCAGTATCACCCATTTCTTGAATGATGGATGGTTGTCTAGTGGATTGAACATTTAATTTTGCTCCAGATCCAGATACTTGTTTTTTTCTTACTTGTTTTCCTGAACTTACCTTTTTTACTACAGCCATAAGTTTTAGGTGGTAATGCCTGCTGTTACAAATGCCATACCCTCAACCATTCTAGAAACAGATCCAGAACCTGATGTCAAAACAATATCATAATAATATCTTCCGGGTTCTAAAGCGACTGTTTTTCCTGATGTCATTGCAATGGAAACTTCTCCAATAGCACCAATAATACTTACTGTAAATGATTGTGAAGATGTTGAACCAGGATGTTTTTTGATTTTAGCAGAACCAACATAATTTGATAAGTTTGAAATTGAACCATCAGATTCTGTAGATGTAAATACTTCGCTAAAATCTGTTCCTTGTGGAATAACTATATTAACTGCAGGAGTAGCTGCCATTGTTCTTTTTTAACTATTTATCATCAGTCTTTTGTTGCTTAAGCATTTTAGACAATTCTGCGGTAGAACCAACAAACAATGCATTGGTAACATTAGTTGGACCTTTAACTTTTCCAGATTCGTCAATATCTTTCAATTTCTTCTGCAAGTCCATAAGTTTGTCTGTAGCATCAGAAACATTTTTAATAAGTTGACCAGCAACTTCATATGCTCTGGGCATCTCACTTTCTTGTGCTAACTCAAGAATACCGTTAATTGCTTCTTGACCCTTTTCAATCAAACTGTAAAGATTTCCTCTGGTGTATTCATAATCTTTCTTGATATCATCGGAAATTGGATTTTCTTTCTTTTCTTCTCTTGATATAACTTCAGTTTTTTCTGTTGCTGCTGGAACTATATCTCCAGCAACATTGAAAGTTTCATTTAAGTTGTCAAATTTGTTTGTCATATAAGTTAAAATCCATCAAAACCAAAATTATCGCCATATTGAATGAGGTCTGCATCTGCTGAAGTAATTAGAGCAATATCTGTCCCTAATACATGGTTAGTTGCTGTTGTAGAGTCATATCCTCTTTCAACAGTTATTTTAGTGCCAGATTTAGATGCAACACGGAAGTTTTCATTATCAATAACAAGAACTCCACCAACTACAATAGAAGATGCATCATTGACTTCAATAATTGTTGCTATATCAGTAATATCTGCGGAAAGAGTTGCTACTATATTGCCTGTATAACTTTGTGTCGCTCTTGGTTCAACACTATATGAATATTCTCTTGTAGGTGTTTGTGTTCTGTCTCCACTAGTATAACCAACAGTAACTTTTTTGATGATATCTTTGGAAGGATCGGAGATAGGACCAAACAAATATGTCTTTGCAGTGAACCTTAATGTATAAATCAACGATCTTCTTGTCTGATAGTTTCCTTCATAATCGTCAGACATTGTGATACCTTCAAATATCACTGGAATATCTCTTTTTTCTCCAATCTGATCTACTAAATCAACTGTTAGTGTGTATGCTGGTTGAAAATAAGGTAAAATTTGCTCCACAATCTGAAGCATATCATCATTCAATTTTGTGTATATACTTAGTTCAAACGCCATATTGTATGGCACGGGCATATATGACTTTCTTGGTTTTTTCTTATCAGTACTAAGAGCAGAAATAAATGTTTGAGACGAAGTAACTTTTCTTGAGGGATCATAACTCAAACCAATCATCTCAAAAGACATTCTTGGTAAAGACAGTTGAACTGGTTTGTTCAAGTCTGCTACCTGTTCCAACCTAGCAAGAAACTTTTGAGTAGGACCATATGCCAGTGGCACCTTGAGAGTGCTTACTGTATTATCAGAAGAATCTGTGTGTTGGATTGAAATATCATTGAAGAGTGTTCCAAATCCTATAACAGTTCTTCTTAATATCTCGTGGTAAAAATACTCAAACATTTTTCAAACAATGTGATAAACTATTTAGGAAGGAGTTCCAAACGGGTTGCCTTCAGTAAAGTCAAGAATACTATCTCCTTCTGCTTCAAAAATATCATTTTGAGCATAAGGATCGACAAGATTGTATTTATTGACGACTCTAACCTTATAGATTGCACCAGATTCTGATCCCATAACAATTTCTCCCGGCACAAAGTCACCAGTGAGGTTTGCGACTTCTAAAGTATTTGACACAGAATTCCACTCTCTGACGCGAGCAGTCTTTCCACTGACACTTCCAGTTATAATTTCATTATAAGTAAAGGTTCCAATACCGACTGTAGAACCAACACCAACAGGAGTTGCGACTTCAACCGTTGGTGCAACGCTATAACCAAGACCTGCGTTTGTAATGTAAATTGCAGTTACAATACCTGCACCATTGATATATGCGTGTGCTGATGCAGATGCTGTTGCAACTCCAACCCTGAATATTTCATTAGTGAAACTTACAGAAGGAGAAGTTGAATAACCTGAACCTCCAGAAGTGACTGTAATAATACCTACAAGACCATCTCCAATAGTCGCTGTGGCTGCTGCTCCTGCTCCTCCACCACCGAAGAATGCAACAGATGGTGCAACAGTATATCCATATCCAGAGTTTACAACCTCTACACCTTGAACTTTAGATGCTGCTTTACTTCCACTACAATCAACCAAATCACCAATCATTGTAGCAACTCCAACAGCAGTCAATCCTCCTGATGGTGCAGAAGAGATAGCAACTCTTGGAGCAGAAGAGTATCCATCTCCTCTAGTTGAAAGAGTGAAGAATCTTACGCCACCATTGACAATATATGTGTTTGCGGTTGCAGTTGCTGCCGAACCAACAAGAGTAAGAGTCTGAATATAACCCTCATCTTTCACATTATCATCAATTTCATCAACACCAGTATCAACAAGTTCGTCCTCATACCTAAAGAGTTCGCAAGTTAGTTGATACACATAATTCTTTTGAAGTTGGTAGAATGGTTTTTCGTGCTCTACAAACTTAATTTCAAAAAGCCTATCGCCAAGAGGAAAATAAATTAAGTCTCCCTCTTTGGGTCTAGTAGAAAGTTCTATATTTGGTAAATTTTCTATTAGAGGGCTGATATAGGTTTCAAATCTTTCTTTAGATATTGTGAGTGTTAAATCATCTAATGGTTGGACACCAAACTTTGATAAGATAGTTCCTTGTCCTTCATATCCCTCATAAGTATTGACATATGCCTCAAGAGGATATGCGCTATCAAAGTTAGATTCAATAACTTCTCTTATTATAGTATTAGTTGTAGCATATTTTCTTGGAATATAATAAACTTCAACTCCGTACATACGAAGTTGTTCATTAATGAGGTCTTGTATTAAAGACTGCTCTGTTTTTGAACCTTGCTGAAAAAATGGGTTAAGCATATCATCCAATCATATCTAAAGGTGGAAGTTCATATGTGTTGGACATTCTTTCCATTAATTGGTCAAGTTCTCTTTGAGCATCGTCATATATTTGTCTTCCATTTAACTCAACACCGCCAGGAAGTTTGACTCCTTGAAACTTAATGAGATTTTGTCCCCACTGTTTTTTAATTAGAATAGTTAAGTATTTTTTAAGAAAAGAATCGTTCCAAACCCTACTAAAGTCATTTGGATCTAATAGTCTCCAACAATCAATAAGAATATAATCTCCAACTGAAACACTTCCCCAATCAATATCTAAATATAATCTATCCATTCTTTGATTGAATCTTATCTGCTTGTCAGTAGAAAGTAAAAAATCAATATCTTCAAGATAGGTTTTAGTCATTGCATAAGTTAAGAGTTCTGTGGAACCCCAAAAATAAATATCGTTTAAAAATAATTGATATTTGACACTGAACATATTGTTAGTGACACTATTTGTTCCATCAAATTTAAATATTTTATTTACACCGATAATAGATGAGGGAACTTGAAGATAATTGCTATTTTCTGTAAAGGTGAAGGTTTCTGAAGATCCTCCTATTGTGGCAGTAGCAGTAGTAGTTGCTATACCAACATTTCCTCTACCCCTATCAATATCTTCTTGCGTAATCTGATATTTCAAATATGTTTGAGAGACGCCATCAAAGTGTCTTTCATTAAAATATTGAAGAGCATCATCTACTAAATCATCAATCTGCTCATCAGCAACATTGATTTCCAATACAGGAGCACCAAGTTGCCTCTTACAATAATCTATGAGTCCTTGTCTAGATGATGGTTGTGCCATTTATACAACTTATCCTGTAGTATTTAGTAGATGGTAAATTATTTTGCCAGATTTTTAAGAAGATTTTTAATTTCATTAAGATCTGATTTAATACCAGATACCTCATCTTCAATATTTTTCATTCTCTGGTTCTCATTATTTTTTGTATCTCTCATAGAAATGTATTTCTCATATTCAGTCATATTCGTATTTAAAATTGCGTTGGTATTTTGGTCACGCATTAAATTTACGTGACCTTCTACTTTTGCGTATTTCATAATTATGCAAGTGCAATGGTTCTAAAGTCTTTAATTCTTGGTGGATATGCTTGGTTGGTTGATGTTCCAACAAGTTTCACACTAAAGTATTTAAACGATGGCAAGTTATCAATAGTAAACTCAAGATCTGTGTAAGATACTTGATCTTCTGACAGTGCCAAAGTATCAGTTTTAGAGAAGAACTTATCTGCAGAACCATTATTTTGTGAGATGTCAATTACTTGACCAGACTGAAGACGGTTTGAATATCCTGGGAATGGGTAGTAAACCATCTCTTCAGTTGCTTCTTTTGCAATAGCAAAGAACGCTCTAACATCATTAAATCTGTTGATATTTGCTGCCAGGAAGATCTTAATAGCAGTTGCAGGAGTTTCTAATGAAATTGGTTTTGTTGCATAAACAAAAGCATTTGGATCATTCAAGAGATCTGCAGTTCTGTTATCAGTTACATAATTTGTGATTGGTTCATTGACTCTATTTGAGGTAAGAATCATTGCAACACGATCCAAATCAATAACTGGAGATAATGCAGAGTTTGCCGAAGTAAGATTCAATGCAAGAGTAAATGATTTGTTGCCCTGTAAAGTAGATAACAGGTTTGTTTCATTAATTCTTGATGCAATCAATCTTGGAGAAGTTAAGTAATTTGCTCCTCTCAAAGAAATAGATTCAAATCCCTTATCAATATATGAAGTTTCAGTTCCATTGATACTTGTGCCAGTAATTGTTCTAATACGGGCATCAATATTAGTTCCTTGTGGAGTAATATTTTCAACAATAGGTGTTACAATTTCATATTGAAGGTTTTCAGTAGCCTTGATTCTACTTCCACCTGTAGACTTGGTTTCATTTAAGTGTAGTTTGGGGAAACTTGTTCCAACACTTCTGTCTATTCCATTTTGAGACATATCAAGTTTAATTGTATAGTAGTCTAAACCAACAGAATCGGTTACGGTAGAATCTGCCAGACTATGAGTCTTGTTTATTCTACGCAGAGAAACAGAACCTAACTCATACTTGCTTATAAAGTTGCCCGTATCATAAGAAGAAGAAACTGTAGCGTCTATTGCTCTGGTAATTCCAACAAGTGAATTGCCAGAAACGCCAGTGTATTCGATAATTTCATTACCAATCTTTGCATATCCTGGATTGGTTGTTCCAACACCTACATTTTCAAATGTTCCAAAATTGGAAGCATCTGCGATAAGAATAGTATCAGTAGAATCTACTGCATAATCTGCAGTGAGTTTTGTTGGAAGAATATCACTTGCAACACTAGCAATCTGAACTCTATTCAGAGCGGAATGCATTCCATGATTCTTCTGGTTGACTCTGATATGAAGTCCATCAGTAATAGTCTCAACATCAGTAACAAGTACATTTCCACCAATACTGCTGTTTAATGAAGTTGTTACACCAGAGTTATTAATATATTGAATTGTTCCAGCAGCACCAACTGTAAACTCACCTTGAACATTATCAATAATCAATTCATTAATACCAGTGATATCGGAAACTGACAGTCTCAAGTTTCTGCCAAGAGAATTTGTACCAATTCCTGTTGAAGTTAATACATCACCAACAGAATATCCAGTTCCACCATTAGAGATAGTTGCTGCAACAGCGACTCCATTAGTAATGGTGATGTCTGCAGTAGCGTTTTTACCAGTTCCTGTGACATTAGTTAATGTAACATTAGAATAGGTAAATGAACCAGATGATGGCGTATATCCAATACCAGAGTTGATAATACTCATAGTGCCGGTCGCAGTTCCTGCAAAACCAACATAATTGCCACTGACATTTGAACCCTGCTGAATAACAGTGTTTCCAATAGTAAAGTCTGGTTCTTGTACTGTAGTTCCAAGACCAACTCTAATTTGATTAGAAGAGATTTCTAAAGCATTTCTAGTTGCAAAAATAGAAGAATCGCTATCAATATTAGTAACTGGGTTGTAGAAGTTGACCGTTCCTTGTGGTGCGAATATTGCCCTGTTCAAAATAAACTTAAGGTCTTCATATTGACTTGGATTCCAAGTTACACCATTTTGTGATTTGAAGAGAGAACCAAGTAGAGGTTGTGCGCTAACAACAACCTGTCTTTCTTCAGGTTCATTTGCAGTAGTAATATCAACCTCACCAAGTCTTGAGATCCAAGCAGTATAATCGTTACTTGCAGACAGTAATACGATTGAATGGAATTCTCCACCACTCAAATAAACAGGAGAATTGAAGTTGATTCTTGTAGGAACACTTCCGTCATCCGACAGATTGATATCGTCAGGGTCAACCACAACTTCACTGAATGGATATACCTTCGAGGTTGGAAGACCAAGTTTAGTTGAACGAAGTTGTACTGTAACTGGTAAAGAGTTATCTTTAGTTCTAAAGAATACATCGATAGAAGTTACAAAAATGCCACTTGTTTCTTCAACAAAGAAGGTTTGTCCAAGAGGGTCAAAGATACAAACGCGACTACTTCTTGACCTTGCTTCTGGTGAATTTTTAATAGCACTCAAAGCAACACCAATACTAGATCCTGTTGTTCTTACTGCATTGGTCCAATAAGAAACTTCAGAACTTGAAGGTGTTCTTCCCAAACTTGAGCGATATTGTGCTACAATCAGAGAAGAATTTGTAGATCCTGCACTACTAGTATTTGCTCTACTAGTATATGTTGTTCCGCCGCCACTTGCTGGTCTGCTGATTGCATAACTTGATTGCTGTCTTGCAACAGTTCCTCTTCCAATATATGTTGCTTCTGGGCTAGATGCAATATCTTTCTTAATTTGAGCAAG